CGACACGACAGCCCCCACTGTCACCCTAATCTCCCCGGCGGACGGCACTACCGTCGCGGCTGACGCATCCATGATGATCAACGTCACCGACGAGACCGGGCTGGCGAAGTTCGTCGTCTGGGCTGAGTACAACTCAGAGGTGGCGTACCCACGGGCCACAGAGCTTGTGTGGGACGGCGACGAGTTCGTTTTCCCGTTCAACCTGTACTCGTCCAGCGTTACCCTCGACGATTCCATCGGAACCCAGTTGTCGATCAAGCGAACGGGTGGGTGGAAGTCCAGCCCGACCATCGAGGTCATCGCCATCGACTCGTCGGGCAACGACGCGGACCCGCCGGACGCGTAATGGGCGGACCAGGTAGCGGTCGAGGACAGCGAAAGACAGGGCTGCAGGAGAAGATCGACGGGTACGTAGAGGCCAGGGAAGAGCGCGACACCGCGGCTTCGTACCTGAGCCGGTGGAACGACCCTGTCCTGTTCGCCAAGGACGTGTTCAACGTCGAGCTTTGGGACAAGCAGGCCGAGGTGGCCCGCGCCATCGCGTTCTCCGAGTTCGGGCGCGTCGCGGTGCGAAGTGGCCACAAGGTGGGTAAGTCGCTGCTTGACATGATCGTCGCGGCGCAGTTCGTTCTGACCAAGCCGGAGGCGCGCGTCATTCTGACCGCTCCCACCGGGCGTCAGGTGCGCTCCATCCTGTGGCGAGAGTTGAGCCTACTGCACACGCGGGCCCGATGGCCGCTCGGTGGCAAGCTGTCCATGCAGCCCGACATCGGGTGGCAGTTTCCAGACGGCAGAGAGGTCGTGGGCTTCGCCACCGACGAACCAGAACGCATGGCCGGCATCTCCGGTCAGAACGTCCTGTTCATCGTCGACGAGGCATCCGGCGTTCCGGAGGCCATCTTCGAGGCTATCGAGGGCAACCGAGCAGGCGGCGCCAAGATTCTGCTGACGAGCAACCCGACCAAGACGGCCGGCACGTTCTTCGACGCGTTCAACGAGAAGCGGTCCCTGTGGGACACGTTCCACATCTCGAGCGCGGACACTCCGAACGCTCTGACCGGGCAGCGGCTCATTCCAGGGCTCGCGACCCGCGAATGGTGCGAGGAAAAGAAGGAAGAGTGGGGCGAGGACAGCCCATTGTACGCCGTGCGCGTCGAGGGCGACTTCCCGCGCGAAGGCTTCAACACCGTCATCCCGATCCATCTGCTCGAGCTTGCTTTGCAGGGGTGGGAGGACGCTGTACCTGACCGAGACGACGAGCCTCGGATAGGGGTCGACGTTGCCCGCTTCGGGGACGACGAGACGTGCATCTTCCCTGTGCGCGGGCTGCGCGCGTTCGAGCCTGACATTTTCACGAACCTTCGGACAGAACAGGTAGTTGGGCACGTCCTTCACCGGGCTGAGCAGATGCGCGTCAACCACCACGAGACCGTCAAGGTCATGGTCGACGTGATTGGCGTCGGCGCAGGAGTGGCGGACATGCTTCGCGGCAAAACTGGCATCGAGACCATAGAGGTGAACAGTTCCGAGCGCGCGTTCGACGAAAATAAGTACTACAACGTCCGGTCCGAGATGTGGTTTGTGATGAAGGATTGGATGCGACGTGGAGGGAAACTCCCGCGCGGGATTGCCAAGCTCGAGAGCGAACTCGTGGCCCCTCAGTTCGACTACGACGCGCACAATCGCTATCGAGTCGAGGGCAAGAAAGACATCAAGAAACGATTGAAGCGCTCCCCCGACCGCGCGGATGGGCTCGCGTTGGCTGTCTACGACGCCGTGTCGGTGTCGACTGACTTCTTCTCGGTGAGCTCCGCGCGGGCTTGAAGGAACCGCTATGATTTCAGCATACAAGAGGTCCGCAGAGGCGATCCAAGTCTACACGCAGCCAAGTGTGCGATCCGATCAGGACTGGACCCCAGCTCGCCTCCGGTCTGCGATGGTCATGGCCGACAGCGGACGATACAGGATGGCTGCCGACCTGTGTGAGGCCATCATGGCCGACGACAGAGCTGGGGCGGATCTTCTCAAGCGGGTTCGGTCCATCTCCGGCATCATGCCCGTGTTCCAGTCGTCTGGGGATGGCCGCAAGAGCGGAACCCTCGTCAAGGAGCTTGGCTCACTCCGTGATGGCGGCGGCGGTGACTGGTGGAAGATGCTCCCCGAAGCCGAGTACGGCGACGTCAAGATGTGGGGCATCGTGCTTGGTTTCGGGATCGGCCAGCTCATCTGGAAGAAGCACCGGGGCCGCGATCTACCGTGCATCGACCCTTGGCATCCCCGGCACATCCGAGTCGACGACGAGACGCGCAGGTACATGATCCAGGTCAGGAAAGGGAAGTCCGTCGATGAGGTGGTCGTCAACGAAGGCGTTGGCGAGTGGTTCATCTACACCCCGTACGGCAAGACCCGCCCGCACTCGCGAGGTCTATGGCGTGGGCTGAGCCCATGGTGGCTTCTCAAGCGGTTCGCCATCGGCGACTGGGGCAGGCACAGCGAGAACGCATCCACCATGGTGGGCTCCTCTCCGAAGGGCGCGACCAAGGAGCACAGGCAGGAGCTCGCATCCAACCTGTACTCGATGGCGAAGAACGCCGTTGTGGTTCTCCCCCCCGAGTTCGACTTGAAACTGGTCGAGGCCACCGCCAACACCCGCGACATCTACGATGCGCAGATCCAGGCCGCAGACCTGGCAATGACCATCGCAATCACGGGCGTGAACCTGCCGACGCATGCCACGGGCGGTTCCTACGCCGCCATGACGGAGCAATCCAGCGTCGCGACCACGGTCCGGATGGCAGACGCAGAGATCGACTCGACGCAAACGCGCGAGCAAATCATCTGTCACTGGGCAGAGAAGAACCATGGCAACCCGGAGTTGGCCCCCTGGCCCCACTGGGACGTGCGCCGGCCGGAGGAGAAGCTAGCGCTCGCCGATGCAATGGCGAAGCTGGGCACTGCGCTCACAGCGCTCAAGACGGCGTCCCCCAAGGTAGACGTAGAAACGCTCCTCGAGGACGCTGGGATCCCAATGATGACCGAGGCCGAGATGGCGAAGGCCGACGAGAAGAGCAAAGAGAGGCGGGAGAAGATGGGGCTCGTACAACCTCCGCAGGCGCCTGGGGCTGTTCCCCCGAAGCCTGGCGAAAAGACGGACGACAAGACTGCCGACGACCAAGCGGACGACAAGAAGCCGCCGACGTCTCCTGAAAAGCTCAACGCTTTGCTCGATGGCGTCCCTGCTGGTCAGACCAAGCTCGACCAGGAGCGTTTTATGGAGGAAATCAGCGACGAGGCTATCGCTTCGCTCGTACAGGACCTCAAGCCGTTCATCGACGACCTTCTCGCCCGCGTGGATGAAGCCGAGACGATCGAGGAGATCAAGACAGCGATCCTCGACGCATTCGATGACGACGACACACCACAAGCCGTGGAGACGCTCGAGAGGGCCATGCTCCTGGCGCACCTGGCTGGAGTTGCAGCCGTAATGGAAGGGGAATGACCAATGGCCGTAAGTTTGCCCCTCATCGGGCGTCGCAAGAAGGGCAAGGACAAGCCCCGCTACAGTTTCAACCTGAAAATCTTGTTCCCCAAGGTGGGGAAGAAGGGGAAGTCCGGGGGCGGTGGCGGGTCTGGGCAGTAGCGTAGCTCTCTGCCGGAAGGCCGCCGGCTTCGACTCATCTGTTCTCGTCGCCGTCAGCGGTGGCAAGGACAGCCTCGTGACTCTCGACCTGTGCTGCCAGGTGTTCAAGAAGGTGGAAGCCTTCTACATGTACCTGGTGCCAGGCATCGAGGTGATTGAACGGCCCCTCTTGGCCGTCACCCGAAAGCTTGGCGTCAGGACGCACATGGTTCCCCACTGGGATCTGGCACGGCTGCAGCGCGAGGGCGTCTTCCGGATGCACAGCGTCACCGCCCAGGACGCCCCGCGTATCAAGCTGCGGGACATCGAGAAGGCGCTCTGCAAGGAAAGCGGGCTCAAGTGGGTGGCGTACGGACACCGCGCCGCGGATTCGATCGCCCGTCGACTGATGATTCGAAAGACTGGCGGGCTCGACATCAGACACGGCCGGGTCTATCCAATCTGGGAATGGGGCGTGGGCGACGTGCTCAGCTACTTGAAGGTCCGAAGGATCCCGGTGCCACAGCGCATCGGCGCAACGACCGGGCAGAGGATGAGCGGGTTCGACTTGAGCCGCGAGCCTGTGCTTTGGCTCTACCACAACGCTCCCGATGACTTCGCTCGCGTCAAGGAGCGCTTCCCGTTCGTGGAGGCGTGGGTAATGAGGGAGACGTATGGGAAAGAAAGAACTTCACCCGATCAGTAAGGTCCAGAGCTTCGTGCCTGGTCGCATCAACCGTGGTGACATCAAGAACGCGCCGTACAACCCTCGCGTCATCGACGCTCATGCCAAGCGCAAGCTCGAGCACAAGCTGCGAACCGATGGGCTGCTGACCGCGCTGACGTGGAACAAGCGAACGGGGAATCTCCTGTCAGGGCACCAACGCCTCGCCATCATCGACATGATCGAAGGCAACCCCGACTACTCGCTGGACATGGACATCGTCGACCTGTCGCTGCGCAAGGAGAAGAACAACAACATGTTCTTCAACAACCCCAGCGCACAGGGCTCGTGGGACATCATCCTCCTGAAGGCCATGGCTGAGGAGGACGGCTTCGAGGTCAAGGAAGCGGGATTCGACCCGATGGACATCGAGGTCATCTTCGACGACGGCGGCGCCTTCGGGACGCAACCCGACGAGGGAGACGCCGGCACGACCGTCGAGCCCCCGACAACGCGCGCGTCCGACCCAGAGGAAGACATCCGCAAGCGTCAGGAGACTCTCCGGCGCCACGGCAAGGAAGACGAGGAGACGGCCAAGGACAGGATCCGGCAGGACCGGGCCGACAGCAAAGCGAAGGCCCAGGACAAGGACGACACCGAGTTCTACGTGATCGCTGTGTTCCAGAATCGTGCGGAGCGCGAGCATTTCATGGAGCACATCAACCACACGAAGGACGAGAAGTATATCGATGGGCGTGAACTCTGCAGCCTGCTTGGCATCAACATCGGGCGTTGACGTTGACCGGAGAGCTCGCCTTGTCCTTCTGGGCTGGCTCTACAGCTCGGGCAAGATCCGGTCAGAGCACGACAAGAAGAAGCTCGAGGACTACAAGTCACAACTGGACAGGTGGAAGTGGAAGCGTAAGTTTCTTCCCCCGAGGTTCAGAGGCAAGCGACCACGCCGGCCGCGCATAAACCCGCCGAACAGTTGGAGCTTCGACACGAACTTCCGCGAGTACGTGCGCAGGGAAATCTCCGGACGTCGGGGTGGCAAGAGTTTACTCAAGGCATTCGACCTTTCTACGGCCAAGGGGCGCGCGAAGGAATGGCGCCGGATCAAGCAGAAGATCAAGCAGAGAGCTTGGAGGGCGATTCTCGGCAGCAAGGCGAAGATGGTCAAGAAGGCGATCAAGATCGTCAAGGCTGTGAAGAACATCGATCCTGTTGACATCGTGAAGCGAAAGATACGAGCCGCACTCTCTATCGAACGCCGACAGACGTTCGACATCGGAGGAAGGCTTCGGCTCAACGTCACGGTCAGAACGAACCTGTTCAAGGTGCATGTGGGAGCGAAGCTTCATCTGCTGAAGCCTCTCCATATCCCTGTTGTGCTCCGGTTCGAGACCCGAGAAGACGAGCGCGTCTGCCCCATTTGCGGCCCGTGTCACATGACGACTCTCCCGAAGGTCCATCGGTGGTGGCAAACACACATCCCGCCGATGCACCACGGATGTCGCTGCACCATTCGCGCGCTGTCCACGAAGGAGGCCGCGAAGTGGGCGAAGAAGCACGAAGGCGAACGCCCCCTCGACATGGAAGCCCCCAAGGTCAGGGCTCACAAGACATTTGGCCGAGACCCCAATGACCCGAAGAACGAATGGAAGCCGAACCTCAAGAACTTCCCGCCGGAGATGCGTGACATCGTCGATCGGAAGCTCAAGCAGAATCAGCGAAAGCAGAACCGATGAATCCAGAACTTGAATTCCTGTCATCCGTCGAGATCGCTCCGGATGAGGAGCCTCCCAAGGAGTTTCGCATCTTTCGCGCCGGTGAGAACAAGTCCTCAAAGGGCACGTTCATCTTCGACAAGGCAGCGTTCGACCTTACGAAGAAGGCGTACGATGAGCACGGGATCGAACGGCTCATGGTCGACTTCGAGCACAAGGCTCTCGACCCCAAGGCCCCTATCAGCGAGCGCAAGTCTGCTGCCAGGTTCAACCCTGTGTGGCGAGACGACGGCGAGTTGTGGGCCGAGAAGGCGCGCTGGACCAAGCTTGCCAAGCAAGAACTCATGGACGGCGAGCGCAATCACATCTCGCCTGGGTTCTACCACCTCGACGGGCACATCAAACACCTCGTGAACGTGTCTCTCGTGAACCTTCCGAGCCTCCACAATATGCAACCACTCGTCGCGGCATCGCAGGTCAGCGGCGAACCGACAGCCGGCAACGCCGGACAGGTGAAACCGGATGCGGCTGATGCCGCGAAGGAGAATGGACAGATGAAGACGCTACTGGCCCTCATGGGCGCATCCACCGAAGACGACGGGATCGCCAAGCTCAACTCGCTCAACACCGAGTCCACTGAGCGCAAAGAACTCATCACCCTCACGCAGACGGCATCCTTCGAGGAAGCCAAGGGCGTCATTCAAGCTGGCGTCGCCGCTTGCTCCCGCGTCAAGGAGCTCGAGGAACTGGACGCGACGCGCGAAGCTGAGTCGAAGATCGTGAAGCTCACCGCCCTCATCGAGAAGGGCCGCGCCGAGTGCAAGCTCACCGCCGCCATGGAAGACTGGGCCAAGACGCAGTCGTTCGAAAGCCTCTCCATGTTCCTCGAGCATGCCCCCAAGGCAGTCAAGAGCGAGGCCGACGCGCACAAGAAGGTCGATGGCAAGACCAACGGTGCTGCGGTCGAGTTCGATGGTAAGGCGTGGGAGCAACTGTCCAACGAGGTCAAGCACAACCTCGCAATGGAGAAGCCCGAGGTCTACGAGGCGCTCCGAGAAGACTTCCAGGCACGAAAGGCCGCAGGCCAGGTGCACAAGAACTGAGCCTGACAAGGCAGAAACGGAAAGACAGCCATGCTTATCAAAGCTGATGTGATCGTGCCCGAAATCCTCGTTGAGGCGATCAAGGGCGAATTCGAAAATATGAAGGCGTTCTGGGGAACCGGCGCAGCCAACATCAACTTCTCCATGCCCAACAGCGATGCTAGCGGAAACCGCATCAAGGGCGGAAGCACCATCACCATTCCGTACTTCGGGACGATCGGTGAGATGGAAGACTTGGCGGAAGGCGAAGCGCTGACCCCCGAGAGCCTCTCCATGACGTCCGAGACTGCGACCGTCCAGCATTCCGGCAAGGCGATCGAGACCACGCGCTGGGCACAGATGGCGGCGAACTACGCCGACCCCTACGGAGAGATGGCCCGACAGATGCGAGTCTCCGCGGAGCGCCGCGCTGACAAGGGTCTGTTCGACGTCGCGCTCTCCGCTCTCCCCGCCGCGATGACCACCGACATCCAGGCAGTTGGCGCCGGGCTCATCGACTACGACACCATCGTCGACACCTACGCGCTGTGGGGAGACGAAGAGCAGAAGCCTGCCGTGATGGTGTGCCACTCGGACATCGTCAAGCGCTTCCGCAAGCTCCGCGACGGCAACGGTCACCCGATCTTCGTGGACGCGCAGGACGGCGGGCTCCCCCGCGTGTTCGGCATCCCCATGGCAATCTCCAATCGTCAGACGAAGAGCGGGACGACGTACCGCACCATCCTCGCCCTGCCGGGAAGCCTGGTCTACTGGGCACAGGAAGCTGCCCGCGTGATGACCGACGAGGATGCGCTGGCCGACACCGAGCTGGCGGCCCTTCACGTCTACTGGACGACCCACCGCTATTCGCGCATGCCCGGAACGACCAAGGGCGGCGTCGCACTCATCCAGAGCCTCGGCTGATGGGCGCCGGGGCATTCGGACGTCACCGCGAGCAGATGCGGCGTCGCAGGGATGCCTACCTCTCTGACATCGAGGACACGGAGACGGCCCCGCCCCGTGCCCCCAGGGCTCAGCGCCCGCTCGCGGATGACGAGGAGGACATCAGTGTTCCTCCCCCCAAGGGGATCAAACCTTCCTGGCGGCAGGCTCGACCTACCGCTTGGAGGACCAAGGGGTGACAACTTACGTCAAGTCGGTCCGCAGGTACTATCTGCTCAAGCGGATTGATTCGCTCAAGTACACGGACACGTACGACTTGGCTGTGTCGTGGCAGGCGAAGCAGGAGGCTGTGGCGGGAACCGCCCTGCCTTCTGACTTCCCCCACCTCTCGTCGCTCCAATCCATCGGGTACTCCACCGAGGAGGACATGACCGGATCGGACGCGGCTGAACTCGTGACGAACGTCGGGCTGAACACCGCCCAAGCCAGCGCTGTCATCACCGCGCTGGGGGAGCTTTGATATGGGATACCATCAGGAAGACGGCCTCTGGGCGGACACCAAAGACGTGACGCTCGAGTCGGCCCTCGCTGTTTCCGGATCCTCTGGAACCGGAACTGTCACAGAGTTCGGGGACAAGACCCTCGCTCGCCTCACCTTGCTCATCTCTGCGATCGGCGCCGGGACGACTCTCACCGCCACGGTGATGACGTGCGACACGGAGGACGGAACCTTCCGCGCCTTGACGCCCACGTTCACCTCTGCATCCGCGACCGGCTCGGAGCTGTTGAGCTTCCCCGGCCTGGACCGCTTCGTCCGCGTGGACTGGGCGCTCTCGGGCGGCACCACCACCGCAACGTACACCGTCTCTGGAGAGGCGGTCTGATAGGAGATCATCATGCCTTCCTCTTCCGGAAAACTTCAGAAGGGCGACTTCCGAATGGTCGCTGTTACCGCGGCCTCGACTGCGAACGTCGCTGACTTGACCGCTGCAACCGTGGTCCACGACGGTGTCACCCTCGAGGAGAACGAACTCGTCCTTCTCAAGAACCAGACGAGCACCGAAGAGAACGGTGTCTACAAGGTCGGAGAGGTCGCATCTGCCCTCGCCATCTTCACCCGGCACGCTTCGTTCAATGAGGACTTTGAGGCCGTTGGCGGCTATCGGGTCTACATCAACGAGGGCAGCGTCAACGCTGGCGACGAGTACGTGATGACCACGTCGAGCGCCATCGTCCTCGGAACCACGTCCTTGACGTTCACGAAGCGTCCGACGCAGGCCGCGGCCACCTCGCTCGAGACCCGCCTGTCCGGGGCCGAGTCGGTCGGAGAACTCTCGTCCGCTTCGATCTACACCAGCCTCACGACCCGCGTGTCCACGGCTGAGTCCACCGAGCTCGCGGACATCACCAGCGCCGACCTCGCCGTATCGGTTGGGCTTTCGATCGACGTTGCGACCGACGCTTCCCTCGCCGTCATCGACTCGACGAACCTGTCGACGGAAGTGGCCGATGTCGCATCCATCGACACAGCCATCTCTTCCCTCATCGCATCCATCGACGCCTGATCCACCATGAGCAAAGACCGACCTACCATAGGGGTGACGTTCTTCCTGCACCCGCCAGAGAAGAGCACGAGCATTTGGAACAACGGAGCAATGCAAAACTGCGTGTTCCTCCTGGACCTTTTGCGCGCATCCCCGACGGTGGGGAAGGTCTACGCTATCAATGCCGGGCATGACTGCGAGCCATCCGATGGGCTGATGCTCAAAGGTCTCGGGATCGAGTTCGTCAGGATCGCCGACGTCATCGACGAACTTGACATCCTCATCGAGGCCGGCGGGCAGATCAGCGCCGACAAGGCAGCCCGCGTTCGAGCCAACGGCGGCAGGGCTATCGCCTACCGCTTCGGCAACTCCTTCGTCATCGACATGGAGCGCATCCTGTTCAAGGGGGCTCCTGGCTCGATCTTCAATGGTACCGTGTTCGACGAGGTCTGGACGAACGGCCAGCACATGGTGACGAATGCTGACTACTGGGAGACGGTTCACCGATGCCCTGTCCGGTGCCTTCCCCACATCTGGGACTCTACCTTCATCGACAAGGCGATCGGTGAGATGGCAGAAGGTATCGAGTTCGGTTACAAGCCTGGCGCTGTCGCCAAACGGATCAGCGTGTTCGAACCGAACATCAACGTCGTCAAGTTCTGCGGCGTCCCGTTGGCTCTCATCGAGCAGGCACACAGACGCTGCTCGAACAGGATCGAACACGTATGGATCACGAACGCAATGCACATCAAAGAGCATCAGACGTTTACCCACTTCGTTGGCTCCCTCGACATCCAGAAGGCCAAGAAGGTCTCGTTCGAGGGCAGGTTCAATACCCCGTGGTGGCTTGCGACGAAGACCGACGTTGTCGTCTCCCATCAGTGGGAGTGTGGCTTGAACTATGCCTACTACGACGCCCTGTATGGCGGCTACCCGCTGCTGCACAACAGCGACCTGCTCCCGGACGGCGTCGGGTACCGATACAACGGATTCCAAGCCATTGAAGGCGGGCGCCTGCTCGCGTCCGTTCTGATGAGCCACGACTCCACCCACGACCAGTACGTCAAACGAGCGAACGCATTCCTCGCAACCGTCAAAGCAACCGCCCCTGTCAACGTCGAGGCCCACGAGAAGGCCATCGCTGAGGTGTTCGGATGAGCAACGCGCTGGCTATCACTCCGCATGAGCTTGGGGCTGAAACAGCCAGCGGGACAGGCGACACCGTTGACCTTGGCGCCGACGAACTCCGCACCGCGGCCAAGCTCAAACTGCACGTCCTTGCCGTATCCGGGACAGCTACACCGACACTCACGGGCTCCGTCTATACGAGCCCAGACGGCACTTCTGGTTGGCGCATCGCGGCAACGTTTGCCGCAGCCACCGCGGCCGGCAAGCAGAATCTGCACGTTGGGGACCTGGACCGCTACGTTCGCGTCGTGTGGACCATCTCCGGCACCGATCCGTCCTTCACGTTCGAAGTCGCAGGCGAGGGGCACGTCATCTACGCCGAGATGGATGATCTTTCAGCGCTCGGCATTCCAGCGGCAGCGCTGTCGAACGTCTCGAACTCAGAACGTTACCGGGCGCTTATCACCGCAAGTGGCGTCGCGGACATTGATCTCAACAGGGTGTTCACCCTGCCCCTCCTCGCGTGGGGAGAGTCGCTGCGACGCATCTGCGCTGCAATCGCTGCGTTCGACCTGCGGCGCGTCAAGGGGTTCAAGCCCGAGGGAACCGACCAACTAATCAAGTATTCCTACGAGGACTCGAAGCTGACGCTCCGGATGCTCGAAGACATGACGAAGCCCCCGGACATCGTCGACTCCACGCCCGACACATTCGATGCCGGCGTCGTGATCTACTCCGATGCGTCCAGGGGTTGGGGCTCGATGTAGATGTCGCACGTCGTCATCACCTTCGACGGTCTCGACGAACTCATCGCTGGCTTGGAGGACATGGCATCTGGCGAGGCGATGATGATGGTAGGCGATGATATAGCTGAGGCATCAGCTAGGCTCTCGAGAGAATGTTTCGAAGCCGACGAAGACCCATACTCGAACGCTTGGGCCCATTGGAAGAACCCTCCGACGAGACCGCACGTCAAGCTGATGGTCGAGACAAGTTCTCTTGTGGAGTCGATCAACGCAATAGACGTGACCAGGGACGGATTCACCCTTGGGTCGTTTGGCGCGACAGGGTTCGACGGCAGAGACCACGCCCACTACCACCAGTATGGGACCAGCAAACCCATGGTTGCCCGCAAGTTCCTGCCAGACACGGGGCTCCCTGGGACATGGTTCGGAGAGTATGTGGACGTGTTCGAGGCAGTTATCAGGGAGATAATCAATGCTTGATCTTGTCATCACCGAGATCACAGCGCTGCTGCTGACAAATTCTTCGATGTCGGGTGTCACGTTCCGCACGGGCGAGAAGTACCTGGACGAGAACACCCCGGCGCCCCGCATCGTGTGGGTCTACCACAAGACCAACGAGTACAAGCCGCCGAAGAAGATGGTCGACCCGAGCACAGGGTTCCCTATCGCTGCGTGCTTCACGAGGTTCGCTGGCGTAGACGCCCACATCTGGGGCATCAGCCACGGTCAGGCGGAAGCGCTGCTGCACAACGTTGTGACGGCGCTACACCGCACCCTGCACGGGACCATGACTCTATCTGCCGCGCAGTGGCCGAAGGCGCAGAGCTACCTCGAGCAGGGGATGTTCTGCATCCAGCCCGTGATGGTTCACATCCCAGTGCTGTCGACGTTCATCTCCATCCCGACTGTCGTCCCGACCGTGCCGGAGTATCCAGGTGGCATTCCGGCTGGAGCCCCCGAGATTGCAGGCATGATCACCGACCCAGCCACAGGCATCCAGGTCGCGCCCCCGTCTCCTGGCGACGCCCCTGCGGCCACCCAGGTCCCATCTGAGCCCACCGCCCCCGCAACGGCCGCTGGCGAGGAGCTGTCCTACGTCGAGGTCGTCGAGCGAGATGAGACCCCTGATGAGCAAGAAATCGTATTCCAAACAGCAAAGACCCTCGAGCCACCGTCGTGAGGAACCAATGAGCGAAGAAGAAGAAGTCAAGGAGCAGCTGAAGCCCAAGGCATCGCCGCTCCAGAAGCCTGCCCCTGCGGAAAAGAAGGCGGTGGAGGTTTGGGCCAAAGAAGACCCCATCAAGTACGTGAGTGCGAAGATCGTGATCGCTCACCAGTACAAGCAGAAGTGGGCCATCGGCAAGCAGATCACCCAGGCAGAATGGCGCGCGGTCGCAGAGGCAGTCCTTCATCAGCCGATCGTCTTCAAGAACTAGGAGCGGAACATGACCGTACCCAACAGAACAATCACCCCATTGGATGGCGGCAACGGCGTTTCCGTAGCCTCTGGAGTCGTGCGTGCGATGATCGGCACGAGCTCCACCGGAAGCGTCGACGTCCCGTCCTCCCACACATCTCCGGATGACGTAGGAGAAGTCTACGGGTACGGACCGCTCGTGGACGCAGCGCGATTCGTGCTCGATGCCGGCGGCGGCACCCTCATCGTCGTCCGCACGGAAGACACAGTCGCGGGCGCCGTGACTGAGGGGAAGCACGACCAGGACTCCACGTCGACTGGCGACTGCAACGCGGCTGGTACCGCGAACAACAAGTACCGCGTGTGCGTCGAGATCCTCTCGACTGGTGCGGGCGACGGCAACGACCTGACGTCGGCGGTCTTCCGCTACTCGCTGGATGCCGGCCCCGACGACGCGAACGAGGAGTACCGCACCTGGTCGCTCCCGATCACGGTCCCCGATACGCAGACCGCTGTTGTGTTTGGGGCATACGAGATCCCGAACACCGGCATCACGTTGACGTTCACCGACGCTGGTTCTGCGGCAGCCACCGACTTCATCGACGGCGACAAGTTCTACTTCCGGTCGACGGCGCCTGGCTTCGCCATCGGAGACATGCAGGATTCGATGGACGCGCTACAGACCTACATCTCCAATCTTGGGGTTGGGGCGAAGGCCGCTTGGGTCGACGTCATCGGAGAAGTGACCGGGACCGTCGCGTCCGGCGCCGAAGCCAAGATGGACACCCAAGCGCTGGCGAATCAGTTCCGGTTCGCAGTCGTGCAGGCAGCCGACGTGGACCCCATCACAGACGTCACGAAGAACGACAGTGGCGACATCGGAGTGACCGTTGCCGGCATCCCGCAGGGGTCCTACGACGTGGTCATCGCCATCACGACGCTTGGTGCTCTCGCTACCATGGCCTTCACCTACTCGCTCGACGGCGGAAAGACCACGAGCGAGGTGATTACCTCACTCGTCTCCGGGCTATACACCATTCCTGGCACCGGCATCGAACTCACGTTCGCAGCCGGCTCCTATACCACGGCCATGGGCTACTCCTTCCAGACGATGGACCATGCGACGAACCTGGCGACCTGGCGTGCCGACCTCATCACGGCGTACAGCGCTGTATCGAGCACCCGCCTGATGGTTTGCGCAGGGTTCGGCGAGGCCATCCACCCGGACGGCAAGATTCGACGCACATCGCTTGCTTGGGGCGTGTCCGCCCTGCTCGCCAAGGTCGGGGACAAGAACATGTCGACCGACATCGGTCAGATCGTGGACGCCGGCAAACTCCCCAACTTCATCAACATCAACCACGACGAGTCGCTCAACCCTGGGCTCGACGACGCCGGGTTCTGCACAGCTCGCAAGTGGACCGGCTACGGTGGCGTCTACGTCAACCAGCCGCGCATCATGTGTCCGCCCGGTTCGGACTACGACCTGGCCCAGTACCGTCGGGTCATGGACGAAGCCTGCCGCGTGCTCGACCTGCAGCTCATCCGCACCGTCAACCGCAAGGTCCGGGTCGACGCAACCACTGGGTTCATCGACGAGCGGGACGCCGTCACTCTCGACAGGCGGTTCACCTCCGCCGTGGAACAGGCTGTCGTGTCCCCTGGGCATGCCACCAGTGCCGAGGCTGTTATTCGGCGCACCGAAGCGCTACTGTCGACCCGACTGGCCACCGTCGACGTCTCCATCATTGGTTTGGCCTACCTCAAGACTCTGAACGCAAACGTAGGGTTCAAAAACCCTGCAATCGTAGCGGTCTAGGAGGACCTGAATCATGGCTGACACACCCAGAGTCAACGGGATCGACTACGACTACGCCTCCATCGAGGTCCAAGCCGACGGTCAAATCTACATTTCCATCTCCAGCGTCAACTACAAGCACGGATGCGCGCCTGGTAAGACGCGGGGAACGCACGCCCAAGCCGTCGGTCGCACGACCGGAGAGTACGAGGCTTCCGGCTCCATGGAGCTTTCCAAGTCCGCGGCCAACGAGCTTCGGACACAACTCGGCGCCGGCTACATGGTGAAGCCGTTCGACATCATCGTGAACTACGCCCCGGCAGGGCAGCCGCTTATCACCGATACCCTCCTCGGGTGCCGCATCTCCGACGAGGACAACTCGCATTCCAGCGGGTCGGACGGACTGACCGAGACCATCGAGCTCGACGTCTGGAGGTTGAAGCTCAACAACCTCGACCCGATCCCAAACATGTTCTGAGCAACCGTTGTCTGCACGGCTGGGATGGTCCCGGCCTGCAGGCGCCATTCACAGGGTAGGAGATACGCATGATTCCTGAATTGACAGCAGAGCAGTACGAAGAACTCCAGGCAAAGTTTGGCGAGCTTTACGAAGCGGACACTTCCCTCGGGAAGGTCTACGTTCGACGGGCAACCAAGCACGAGTTCCGACGCTGCGTGAAGAAGGTGCGAGAAGAGAAGCTCGACGCTCAGGACGAGCTTTGCGTAGCATGCGCAGCGTACCCGCCGCCCGAGGCAATGGGGCAACTGTTCGATCGCTACCCCGCGCTCTCCATCACCATCGCCGAGGTCATTACCAACGTGGCGATGGGCGACGAGGAGAGTTCTGCAAAAAAACCATTCGCCTCTGGCAACAGGGGCGAGATGACCTCTTCGTCTCCGCAAGAAACGTGATGGCCTTCCGAGACGGCAAACACAACGCGGAAGCCTACGCTGGGGCCATGTTCGTTAGCGAAACCATGCTGTACGTTCACGTCTTGGCAAAACTCTGGGGAGCAAAGTAATGGCAGACGTCACCGTCAACTTCGTCCTCAATGACCAGGTCAGCGAAAACGCGGAGAAGATCGCCAAGTCTCTGCGCAAGATCGCCGGCATGGAGGGCGGTGGAGACGGTGGCGGTGGCGGAGCGGAGAACATCAAGAAGCAGGAGTCCGCGCTCAAGAAGCTAGCGAGGACTGCCAAGACGTTG